TACTTCTCCTACTGCTATAATTGATTATGAAAAATTAGGAACTCATTTAGCACAAGCTGTATCTAAAGTCACAGTACAATCTAACTTAGATGGAGTAGCAGTATCAAGTCGATTACAAACACCAATGGGAATAGCTACACGTAAAATATAATTTATTAATATTTATTATAAACAATAAAACATAACATAAAATGGGATTACTTAATTTATTAAACTCAGGAGTAAGCAATTACGGATACAGCGGAGGACCAGTTCCTTCAACTGTACAACAAAATCTTCCAGGATTCACTCGTCATAATTTATTTTCTGTTAATGGGCAACCAAATATATCTAGTAATATTATTGTAGGTGGAGTTGAAGGCTTACAAGCCCCTGCAGTAACTTATGCCCCTTCTCAATTAGAAGAAAAAGATCCACTCAACACAGCTCAATACCGAAGCAATCCAGGACAAGGATACATAGATAATCTACCAGTATAATAAATGAGCTTAATTAACCTTAGAACAAATTTAAAGTCACTAAGGTTTGGAAATGACACTCAAGGGGGTGGTGCTAGTGGACTACCTTATATCCAAACCGGCTTACCCGAAGATTCTCCTGCGGGTGAATATCTTGCTGGTATAGCGAGAAACAGCGCGGATTGGCCATTAAGAGGAGGACAATATTGGACCGTAGCATCTACTGAAGATACTGTAAGAATATCCCGTTTTTTAACTGATTTTCCTAAGGGTACTACATTTACTACAAAACAAGTCCAATTACAAAAGTCAAATCCTAAAATTGAAACTGGAGGTTTTGCATCTAGATTAAACACACAAACATACAATTTAAACGCTAATTTATTAGCACAAGTACTCGAACAAGGAAGTGGAATTCACATTCCAAGAGCCGGTGCTAACACTAATGAATTAGGAGCAGATAATCCTCAAGCTAAATACGAGTATATTGTATCACATAAAGATACTAATCAAAATAGATTAGTAGCTCTTTTTAATTCAAAAATTAGTACTGATACAACAGGGTTATCTCTTGATTCTACTATAACTAAATTAGGAATATCTGCATTTGACGATAATGTACTATTTGATTATGTAGGAGGACCTGATTCATTATATGGAGATGGTAATACTACTATTTTCAGAACTACAAATACTAATTCATCTGTAAAAATACCTGATAGCTCAACTAGATATTTAAATACTTTAGGTCTATCAGATTATATTAAAACCAATTCTATTGAGGGATTAACAGGAAATTTATTTCCTTATAGATTTAGAGCTCAAACATTTCCAAGTTCTGTAACTACTCCAACTTCCGATTTACCACCACCACCAGATTTTTCTAATGTAAGGGGTAATTTAGATTTTACTAAAACTGAATTTGGAAATTACCCTAAAAATTTATACCAACAATCATCTCCAGATTATATAAGACCTGAAAATGTTCCTATTGATATAGCAGATATAAATTCTTTTGGGAATACAATGGCTTATAGTAAGTTATTATCTTCTAAAAAGAATGAAGATATAGCAGCTTTTGGAAAAACTCAAGATTTTAGAGCTCAAACTAATGCTTCAGTTTTAGCCAATTCAGTTAGTTATAATACAAAAGGTCCTAATAATACTGGATTCAAAATAGAATCTAGAATTGGAGTTGGTAATCCAGGGACTAGACCTAATGATAAAAGAAATAGTTTTTATGATGAATATAAAGATGGGCAAGATCAAATTAATATGTCTCCCATTTATAGAAGAGATATAGGAGACCCAGTTGAACAAGATGACCCTTCAGTTAGAGATTTAATCAAATTTTGTATAGAAGTTATAGATAATGGTTACCCTGACGAAACTAATAGAATGCACTTCAGAGCCTACATTACTAATTTTTCAGATAATATAGGGGCTGATTGGAATGCACAAAAATATATGGGTAGAGGTGAAAACTTCTATACTTACCAAGGATTCACAAGAGATGTTGGATTTACTTTTATAGTGGCTGCTCAATCTGTTCAAGAAATGGAGAAAATTTACCAAAAAGTAAATTATTTAGCATCTACTCTACACCCAGATTATCAAGAAGGTACAGGATTTATGAGAGGTAGTCTTCATAAATTAACTATAGGAGAATATTTTTATAGAACTACAGGTGTTATTACTTCTATGAATATAAGTGTAGATGATAATTATCCTTGGGAAATTAAAATGAGACAACCTGAGCTAAGAAAGGAAAATAATGGTGATGTTAATGCTAGTGGAGACCAATTACAAATGGAAGTACCACAAATATTAAAAATTCAAATGAACTTTAAACCTATAATGGATAAATTACCACAAAGAGGTCTTAAAGAACCAATTATAATTTCTGAAAAAATAGCTAATAATTATTTACAAAGAGGTGATTTTAAATTTAATGAACAAGGTAAAACTCAACCTACAACTACACCCTCAACATTAACAACTCCTAATACTCCAGGATCTACAACTACCTTTGGGGCTGATACTAACACAAATACTCCTCCAGTTACTAATACAACTAATGATGTAAATACTGCACCAACATCTACTACAACTACAACACAAGCTGCTCCATCAGAATCTTGGATACCAGGTTCCGTTTATATTTCAGGTAATGTTACAGGTCCTGCAGGAACTGCTCTTTGGGAAGTGAACAGAGCTCAACAACAAGGTTTCTTTTATTGGGATGTTACTGCTCCTAATGGATCAGTATCAACAGGTTCACCTTCTTCATTAGTAAATAATGTTATTAATGACGCGAAAATTGAAGCTACTGAAGCAGCAGGTTTATAATTTAAATTAATTTTTTTTATCTTTTGATATTTATATCAAAACATAAACCATGCCAAGTAGATATCAATCCATCTCCACTACTAAAAACGATACAGGAGTAACTTCAACCTCAGGTAAAACAATGTATGTTCCAACATACTATCCTGATATTGAAGCCCAAGCTGATGATACTTACATTTTAACAGGAGTAACAGATAGATTAGACAATATAGCATTTGATTTTTATGGAGATGCTACTTTATGGTGGGTTATAGCTATGGTTAATAACTTAGCAGGCGATTCAGTTTATCCTCCAACAGCAGTATATTTAAGAATACCTAAAGATTTAGCAGGAGTTTTATCAAAATTTGATCAATCAAATAATATATAATAAGTTATGGCCGATTTAGATTATACTAATATCGCAGGTTCCCCCTTTCAACCCTATGTTTCCACCCAAATAGAAAAACGTAAAGCTTTACTTAATCAAGACTATAGATCTTCCTCAGAACTAAATTGGTTATCAAATAGAAACGTTTGGATTAGAATTAGTTCAGGTGCTAACGTATTATCTGGAAATAAAAGATATCAAGGGTTAGAAGGAGACGAATTATCTAAAAAGTACATCCTTCAAGGAGGAGTACTAAATCACTTAGGAGGATCAGACACTTATACTTTACGTGCAGGAGTAGGTCCTGATGGAGCTTATGGTATAGGAGGAACTAATTTTGGTTTAGTTCCTATGCCTGGCTTAATTGACATTTCTATTAAAACTGGAGGTAAATTAGGTACATTAAAAGAAACTACATTTAATTTTGTATGCCATAATATGGAGCAACTCAATATAATGGAGGCTCTTTATATGAAATTAGGATTTGGTATTTTAGTTGAATGGGGTCATACAAATTATATTGATAACACTACAGGAAAAATAGAAACTACCCCTCAACCCCTTCCTTTCTATGGTATTAAAACTAAAGAAGACCTAATGGAAGAAATAACCACTTACCGAAAAAAACATAGTGGAAATTACGATGCTTCTTGGGGAACAGTTAAAAACTTCTCTTACACACTTGACGGTAACGGAAAATTTAAATGTCAAGTACAATTAGTAGGAGCAGGAGATATATTAGAATCACTAAAAGTAAATCTATCAGGAGAATTTAAATCTACAGCTACTGGCTCAAATAATACAGGTTCAATATACCCGGTTGTAGCAGATGCTAATTTATCATTATTAAATAATGCTTTATATTATATTTACCAAAATAATGTAGTTAATCAAGATAATGTTACAGGAGCTAAAACGGATTATGATGATACCTATAAAAAATGGTTAGATTATATATTTAAACCTCATATTAATATTATTAATTTTGATTCCAACTCAGAATTAATTAAAAAGGGATTTAATTATCGTTTAATAAATGAACCTGGTATGAATAAAAATACTGGCTTAAATGGTTTTATAGATTTAAAAGTTCTAGCAATAAACCCCACTACTTTTTTCAACAGATTAGTTATGGGATATGAAATTAATGGGGAAGGTTTAAATCAAAATGATGTTACTAAACCTGGATTAGAACAAGTTTATATTACTTTAGGTCATTTACTACTACTAATAAACTATACTGGAGGATTACAACAAAAATCAGATGAAAACAGTAATTCTAAACCTTATAATTATATAGATGTAAATCCTGATACAAATAGATGTTATACATTTCAAGGGCATTGTTCTCTAGATCCTTCAATATGCTTAATTGGTTCAAACCAATTACCTTTTGGAATAACTTCTACAATTTTTGATGAAATACAAACTAATTTTCCATTTTTTGATAATGATGGTACTGGAGGTAGATTTATGTATACTTTAGTAAACATTAATTGGGTTGCATCTTTAATGAAAAAATGGAGAACAAGTAATACAAAAGGTGATGTATATTTTATTGATTTAGTTAAAGATATTTTGGATGGAATTTCTAAAGCTACAGGTGGTTATAATGAGTTTAGAATAGTCCCTGATGATGATACATCTTGTGTAAGGATATTAGATGATAGAAGAACAGTAGGGTCTGGTCAACTTATCCCAAATTATACTGAAATACCAATTTTAGGTAAAAAAAGTATAGTTTATAATTTTAATTATACCTCTAAAATTTCTCCTAATACTGCAGCTATGGTTGTAGTAGCAGCACAAGCTCAACCTTATGGAGTACAAGGAGCAGAAAATGCTTTAGCTTTTTCACATTTAAATAAAGGTTTATATAACAGATTAGATACTGTAGTAGTAGATTCTGCTAATGATCTTAATAAAAATGTTAGTACTGATAGTACTGTAGAACAAAGATATATAGAATTAAGAACGTATATAGAAGAAATATATGGTGGGGTTGGAGGTGCTAAAACTGATAAGGAAAATGCAGCTGCAGCTGAAGCCGCTAAACAACAAACTCAACAGGAAACTAATAGAGTTAATAATAGCCGCATAGGAGGAGGATTATAATTTATGGCACTAATACTTAACACAGATAAAACAGATTCATGTCTAAATTCATACAGAGAAGTATTTTCTGATCCATTAAAATCAGGAGATGATAATGCTTTTAACTCTGGAGTTATACTACCATTAGATTTTAGTTTAGAAATGGATGGATTAAGTGGAATAATCCCTCACTCAGCCTTTGTTATACCTTCAGATTCATTACCTTCATCTTATATAATTCAAACAGGTACTGATAAAGGAAAACAAAAAATAGCTTTTATTTTGCATACTATAGAGCAAAATTTTGGTGAAAATAAATGGACAACTAAGATAACAGGTCAAACTCTTAATATTAGATTTGAACCCTTAACTGAAGCTGAAAAAAAACAAATTCAAGACGCTAAAGATAAACAAAAATCCCAAACTCTATCTGATTTTCAAAATGTAGGAGGAGAATTAAATACTATATCTACTACTCAATCATCAGCCAATCAATTAACTGTAAAAAACCTACTAAAACAATCAGGATTAAGTAAAATAGCAGCAGCAGGTGCTATGGGTAATATACAAAAAGAAAGTATATTTAATCCTAAAGCTATAAATAAAAAAGATACAAATGGTTACCCTTCATTAGGGTTAATTCAATGGAATGGTAAATTTATAAATGGAGGTACCAAAGATGCCAATACTGTTTTTAATATTATAGGTAATACCGTTGAAGCACAAATCAGTTATTTATTAAATAAGTACCCAACTTATAAAACTTGGTTAAGAGAAGTTAGAAATTCACCAAATGCTAGTGATGCTGCTTATTTATTTGCTAAAACTGTAGAAGTTTGTTATGGTTGTAACAGAGGCCCGGATGTTTACTTTAATGAACCTAAATATGGAGCTGCTGACAGAAGTAAATTTGCAACAAACTTTTACAATAGATTTAATGATGCTAAAGACCCATTATATTGGGGTTAAAAAGTAAATAAAAATGAAATACTTCCCAAAATCACGTATAGTAACTAATCAAACAGCTAACCCTGGTCAATTTACAACTCCTGAGGGTAAAGATTATACTGGTCCTTACTATACTACTTTCAATGGTGAATCTTTTACAGGAATTAGTCCCAATGAAGGTTCCTCAACACCATTGCTAACTTACATCCCACCAAACAGTGGGTTTAGAGATGTTACAGTTGAATCTTATAAACAATTAAATTCTAGTGTAGATGCTAATTTAGTTGATCCTACCCCTTTTACTCCTTCTCCAACAGAAGCAGACTATAAAGTAGGTAGAATTACAAGATATATCGCAAGACAAAAAGGTGGTACTCAATTTAGAGTAATGGAAATAGACAAAACCACTTTTGATAACTTAACTAAACAACGAGATAATCTTAATTACTCAGTTTGGAGAGCAATTTCCATTCAATGGCAAATTTCAGGTCCTCTAAATGATAAATTAGTAAATGGAATTAAAGTAAGACCTGGTATAATTGATACTAATGAAAAAATACTAAACCAAGCAGAAAAGAATTTTATAGGCATAAAACAATACCTAAGTAATCCAACCCAGTTTGCTAAGTAAAATACTTTTCATATATTTATTGAAAAATTAAATATGAGTAGCATTAAATTAAAAGATATTTTAGAAACCATAATAACAGAATCAACTGGAGAACAAACATACGAAGTTGAATATTCATACCGTTATGGTAAAGATGGAGATGATACAGATTTTGATACTATAGAAGTAAAAGCAACTTCTGAAACAGATGCAATCAAAAAAGCTAAAGAAAAAGCAAGAAGATTATCAATCCAATCTTCATTTAAAGCTAAACTAAAAAAATAAAAAAATGGAAAATTTCAATTTTAAAGAATACTTAACAAAAAATACACTACTAAAAGAAAATACACCCTCAGATGTAGAAGAATCCTCAACTAATAACTTTCAGAAAAAAACCCAATTAATGAAAGATATATATCAAGTTATTAAGAATAAAATGGAAGATTTTACTGAGGATGAAATTTTAGAGGTATTAAACGATGTTATATCAATTTTCAATGAAAAAGATTAATAAGAATAAATTTTAAAAATACATTAAAATAAATTAGGCTCCCATAGGGAGCCTTTTTATATTACACAAAAATAAAGGTTATGTCATTTTGGATAGTAGAAACACAAGATCAATTATCACACCTTCCAATATCGGAAGAATGCTATATTAATGTTATCCCGCTATCACCAAATTATCACCCTATACTAACGGAAGTATCATTAATTTACTATAAACCCAAACATGGTAAAGGATTAATACTAACTATAAATCATAGTGAAGGATTTTATTTAAGCTTAGAAAAAGTAAAAGAATTTCTTCTAAAACACGAATTAATTTACGTTTTAGATAAAAAAACAACTGCTCATTTAATAGGTGAAGAATTTTTAGAAAGTAAAGTGCAAGATATAAATTTGCTATCACTGCACGCCACCCAAACCACTCCGTATATACAAGATTGTTATACCAATATACACACTCATTTCGAACGACTTTATGGAGATAAACCTTATTTAAATTCGATTATCCCTATTTCTAAACATTATGAGACTCAAGAATGTATTTATAATTTAGTACAACAATGGACCGAAAAACAACATGAAATCCCGTATTATAACGAGGATTATATTAAAGTGTTCTACGGTATTGAAAAACAAGGTATAACGTTAGATATGCCTGTTTTTAACGAGAATTTTACCCTACAAAACATTAAATTCAATGTAAAAGAAGATAAAATTTACACACAATTTAACTTAAATAATTTTACTTCTCGTCCTTCAAACTCATTTAACGGAATTAACTTTGCGGCTTTAAATAAAAACAACGGGCAAAGAGCTTCTTTTATACCTCAAAATGATGTTTTATTTGAATTTGATTACGATTCGTACCATCCACGCATTTTAGCAAAACAAATTGGATATGAGTTTACAGAGGCCTCGGTTCATACTCATTTAGGAAAAATGTATTTTAAAACTGAGGAATTAACTCCAGAGCAATATCAAGCCTCTAAAGAATTAACATTCAAACAACTATATGGAGGAGTGTTTGAGCAATACAAAGATATACCGTTTTTTGCTAAGGTAAAAGAATATACAGATAAGATATATCAAGATTTTAATTCTCTGGGATATATAAAATTAGTTGGAGGGAGAAAATTATTTGCACAAGGTATTGAAAACGTTACACCTCAAAAATTATTGAATTACATTATACAATCAGGGGAGACTTTTTATAATGTAAATTCGATAAAAAATGTGTTAAAGTATTTGGAGAACAAGAAAAGTAATATTATACTTTACACATATGATTCAATTTTAGTGGATTATAGCAGAGAAGATGGGAAGGAGGTATTAAAAGAAATTAAGAATTTATTAGAAAATAGTTTTGGGTTTAAGGTTAGAATTTCTTGGGGGTATGATTATGATAACCTTAAAAAAATAAAAGCCTCTGAATAGAGGCTTAAAGAAGTAATATTTATTGTTGCAACACAATTAAACATACAACAATGATAAATATTACAACTCTTCCTCAAACTACAAAAATTTACCTAATTACTAATTGTTACGGAGATCCTAATAAAATTTATATAGGTAAAACTAATAACAAATTTAGAAAAAATAACCATAAAAAAAGATTTGGTAAAGATTTAATTTTTACTTATATTGATGAAGTTAATTCTTTAAATAGAAAGTATTGGAAACCCTTAGAATCATTTTGGATAGAATATTTTAGATATTTGGGTTTTGATTTACAAAATAAACAAATGTGCGGTGGAAGTGGGGTAGAATTTCATACAAAGAATACAAGGGAAAAAATTAAATTAGCTAGAAAAGGGGTTGGGAAGAAAAAAATAATCCAATATGATTTAGAAGGTAATTTTATTAAAGAATGGGATGGAGCAATTTGTGTAGAAAATAAATTAGGATTAAAAGCTTCTAACATATTAGCTAATTGTAGAAAACAAACAAAATATGCTTTTAACTTTATTTGGAGATTTGATTTTGATAAAATTAATAACAATTTTATCTTTTCTAAAGATAGAAAAGGAAAATCAGTTATACAGTACGATCTAAAAGGTAATATTATACAAGAATGGGACAGTATAACTAAAGCTTCCAAATATACTAATACTAACCTATCAGATATCTATGCATGTTGTAATAAGCTCCAAGAAACCTCTAATAATTTTATTTGGAGATATAAAACCTCTCCATTAGATTTTAATTTTGAATTGAAACCTAAAAAGAAAATTTTACAATTTAATAAAAATGGAGAATTTATTAAAGAATGGAATAATATAAAAGAAATAGAAACCAATCTTCATATATACTCCTCAGGAATTGTCATGTGTTGTAAAGGAAATATTAAAACTTCTAAAGGATATATTTGGAAATATAAAAATAAATAAACAATTTAAGCAAAGTATAAATAAAAGTTATGATTAATACACAGGTTATAGACCCCTCATATATTTATTTCCAGTATGACATGGATGTTATATGTCCCGATTTAAATAACATGAACAACAAACTATTTTGTACGTTTTCAAGTAAAAACGACTTGGAAAGTACTTTATCCCATATACAATCCCAATACAAAATCTTATTTAATAAGATATTTGTTCTATACGTTGCCTCTACAGAGGAATACGTTTGCACTTATAACATAGATCATAACAACATGTCTAATGGGCTATTGGGTAATACAATTTTATTACATAGAAAGAAAGAATCAAATACCCTTTACACTATTAATGCTTTAAATGATTTAATCAAATCATTAAATGATGGGGTATTGGATACTTCATATACAATCAATTGGACTGATTATAGAAATTGTATATTATTAACACACGCAGGAGATTTAAAGCGTTTAGATACAAAAATTTTTAAAATAATTACATTATAGGCTATGGAAGATTTCAATTTAAAGAAAGCAAAACAACAATTATTAGAAGGAACAGAATTTGCCCCTACTCAAATATCTCAAGAAGACTTAGAAAAGGTAAAATTTATGTTTAGAAAATTGCCTTTAAATCAAGACTTAAGAGATGTATTAGGATTTGACCAAGTATATCAAAACCAAATTTCTATAGAAGATGGTAAAATAGTCCC